TTATGCTGCCATTTCATCAATGGGAATGCCTTGCTTTTTAAACAACATTATATCAGTGTATCCTGCAGAATAATTCATGTGGGCATTGAATTCTCTTTTTGTGCAGCCTTCAAATGGATTTCCGATGGTTTTATTTGCCCCGATCCACTCACACAATTCAATTATAGATGATTTGTTTGATGTAAAATAAACGAATGAATGACCTTCGAGGACTTTTAAAACATCTAAGTAATCGGACATACGCCAATACATGTTGTACGTTCCGACATCAGTGGATAGATAAGGAGGATCAATTAAAAACACCACTCCAGGTACATCCTTATATTGATTATAGACCTCTTTGTAGTCGCATGAAACGATTTCCAGCCCTTCCAAATAGTCCAATGATTCAGGGTATCCATTCTTACGGATATTGTTATAAAGAACTTCCTTGCTCATTTCCTCCACAGACAACTTATATTTCATAGAAAACATAAGGGATGACGATAGAGTAATGAAATCCACGTACCCCACACTCGCTTCCTCTTCTTCAATACGCTTTAAAACGCATTCCCTCAGCTTTCCTTTGATTGCCTTATGTTTGGGTACCGAATCCCCTACCAGCGTTCTAATGTCGGCTAAAAGCTTATTTGTATGCGGAATATGAGCCAGCCTAAATCGGTAGTTATCAAAATCGTTATAGACAACAGTGGAAGTTGGTTTCATTCTTTTGGTAATATGGGAAAGTAACCCCGAGCCACCAAACAGATCCACAAAAACGGTATCATCAGGAAACTGCTCCAATACCTTTATAAATTCTTTGGCAAACATTCTTTTTTGGCCCACAAATGGCAGCGGTGCCGACAGATTCATTTTCGTCATACGTTCAATTCAAATTTAATATTTTCAACTCCGGATAACAGTTCCAGAGTCCGGTCAATGTTATTTTCATATATATGCACATTCCCAAGGTTAAGAGTTATGGATTTCAAAGGAAGTTCCACCTGTCTTGCCATCAGATAAAGATGATAAATATCAGCCGGAAGCCCAAGGTTGGCATCAGAACTGCGCTGGTATGCGGATAATACCAGTTCCCCCTCATCAATCTGGAACTGCACAAGGCTCAGGCAGGGTGCCTGGTTGCTTTCCACCCCGGTCTCTCCAAGAAACAGAACATAGTTCTTGCTGTTGCGCTTTTCCCGGTTAATCTTGGCTATAAGGGGTGGAAGCTTTTCAAAGTAAGTGGGGTAGCTATTCACAAGGGTATGGCCACAATAGTCCCACCAGGTAATACCTGCCTCCTTATATCTTTCCACATCCCGAATACCCTGCATAAACAGTTTCAATTCTTCTTTCAGTTTCTTTCTGGCTATCCCATGGCTTTCAAATATATCAAGTAAATCAGCTGGGGTCAGCATGAGCCTTTCGTTCAATAGGTATTTGATACAGCCTTTCTTGTTGGTTTGGGTCTTGCCCGTTTGGAGTATCTTGTCTAATGTCTGGTAATACTTATTCATAAGCTATTGATTTTTGTCTGTGCAAAGTTAGCCCCATCAGATAACACAAGGTATCTCCGGCATATTAATCACACTGCACCGAGCGTGCAGTGCTTTCCAAACCGTTTGATAATATCATACACCTTGCGTTCGCTTACTGAATATTTATTTGCCAAAAAAGCCACCGCATAAGTGGTCTTCTCACCCCGATTTTTCATGACCTCATACTCTGTATATAAGTCTATGAATCGAAGGTCATCCTGCTTGCCGCCCAAACTTATAAGCAATTCAAGCGGTTTTCTGTTAAATTTAAGTGCTTCAAACAATGTCATATCCAATCATTTTTGTACTTTTGCAATGCCAATCATTTTAAGAACCAAAGACACCCAAGTGGCGTGGCAGAGGGCTTTGCCCCCGGTCGCGCGCCGCTTGGGTGTGTCGTTATTAAAGTGATTGGCGTTACTTTTTAACAGGCCGGGGGCTTTTTTTATCCCTCCCCCGAAGGGATTGTCAATCATTCAATCCGGTACAAATCCAAATTGAACTTATCCTTCTTTTCCCAGCCTTCAGCCAGAACCTTCTGGATATACCTTACTGCTTCCGTATAGAAGTCTTTCAGTTCATCTAACTGGGTAAAAGTATAGTATTCGGGCTGTTCATCCGAACCAAACTTAAACGTCACTGGCAGGGTTTCTCCGCCCGTCTGAACGGCCAAATCGTATGCTGCCTTATAATTGTACTGATTCGCCACAGAAAGCCATACAGGAGCACCCTTATAGGTGAAGCCGGACAGGATAGCTGCATCAGTCTGGCTATTATACCAGGACATAACCAATGTGCGAATTTCCTCGCCGGTAGGTTTATGGTTAAACTCCTCTTCCATGTAGGAGGCAGAGCCGTTCTCTTTCTCTTGTACATCCCAGCGGATGCGCCATTTGTCTTTTACCGGGTTCGTGCATTCCATCAGCGATACACCGGCACTTCCTTCAACTCTTCTCATGTAAACACGTATTTGGTTCTACCTTTTCCGAATGTTTCTGTCTTGATGGTCGTTTCAAACGGAAAGCCATCCGGCATTTCTTTCACTTGTGCGAGAATATTCTTCATTTCCTCACTGTTGGTGAAGAACTTCTTTGCCTCGCCGTTCACTTCGATGGCCACAATACAGCGGTCTTCTCCCTGTTCGGTCTTGATACCTGTTTCGAAATCCTTCACTACAATCGGTAAGTTTACCAGTTCCCGGATGCTTACCACCACTCCGGGAAATCGCTTCTTGCCGTCCTCCGGCTTGTAAGCGACATTCAAGTCTTTAAAACTTCTCATTTCTTTGCCTGTTAATTTTTTAAACAACTTATTGCAGTCGGCGTGTTTCGTCATGCCGTAGAAACTGGCAATCAGTTCCCGCCGTCTTTTTCTCGATTTTACCTCGTGCATCTTCCGGGCAAACTTCTGCTTGATACGTTTCCGCAATCTCACATAATCAGGCCGGATAACATAGCCAAGGAAATCAATGCCTTCTTCTACAGGAAACACCCGTTCATTCGGCTTAATTTCCAAGTCTATTTTCTCCATTTGCCCGTGAATAACATCACGAATCTTCCACAATTCCGCTTTCGTTTTACCGAGTACCAGTCCGTCATCGCAATAGCGATAGTAATAACGAACCCCGTACTTATCCTTCAGATAGTGGTCTAAAAATACAGACAGAAGCAGGTTGCCTGCTCCCTGTGAGCTGCGCAGTCCGAAGCTGATACCCTCCGGAAGCATTGTCACGAACCGCTCCAGCAGCACCAACAGCCTTTCGTCCTTGAATATCCTGCGGAAGCACCACATCACAAAATCCTGCCGCACATTATCGTAGAATCTGCGGATGTCAAACTTGTAGGCATACAGCGTGCCTTCCGGGTCTTTTTGCAGATCGGTACGTATGCAGTGCATCAGATCATGAGTGCCACGGCGTTTAATGCTGGCTCCGGTAGTCCGGATATAGCGTTTCTGCAGATGACGGTCCACCACGTTCATTACGGCATATACCGCAATGCGGTCATACATGGATAAAATCTGCAGGGTGCGTTTTTTCCCATACTCCTCGATTTCTCTTTCATGGTATCCGCCAAGCTTAAAAGAACCGCTTGCAATGGCCTCCGTCAATTTGGCGATAACTTGCTCCCTATGGGCAAGCAGATACCGTCCTTGCGTTGACCTTTTACGATCCGTTCCGCTCAGTACGGCATCGAAAGCCTCCGACATATTGGAGTATTCGATGATTTCCTCTATGATATATCCTTCCCTGCGCATACGGTTCTGCTGTTGGTTTATAATACGGAAGATAAGGGCCTTCCTTTCCCCGGGTCTGACTTCTTCGAACTGATAACAGCCTACCAAACTCCACCCGACGCGTGATTTTTCAGTTTTCCACCTTTTCTGGTGCTGTTGCTGTGGCTTGCTCCCCTCGGCACCGCATTGGGGACACGTCCCCGGTGCTGTACGCCGATTTGTTAGATTTCCAGACGCGAGCCGATATTCGCATTCGTATTCGAAGCATCGTTATTCGCATTCGCATTCGACACACCGCCATTCGCATTCGCATTGTTGTACCCGCGATAGACCACACGGACTATCGGGAAGCTCTACCAATTACAAAGGTACTTATTTCAAGGCAAAAGAAATCTATAATGCTCAGAAGAATAACCATAACAGAGCAGCAAAAGCACCGCCAAACACGGTTAATCCCCAATCTATCCAGTCCCAACAGCCTCCATGCTGCTTGTCCTTCAGTTCCAAGCATGAAGCCGCAACAACGCTTGCATACAGTGATACGCCTGGATTTATTGCCAACAAACCTACAAGGAATCCGCCTAACAGATGCTTGCATCGGTTACTCTCTCTCAAAAAATCAATAACTGTTCCCATAATGATGATGTCTTTAATTCTTAAAAAATTCGACCGGCTTCGCCGGTATTTGAATACCTTTTAAACGGAATTCGGAAACCATCCGAATCCCGTTCTTTCGTTTTAGTCGCTTCGCTCCACGCTTTGGCGCTTTGCGCTTACGCCACCTCGCGTATCGCCTTATACGCTGCCACGCTTTGCGCCCGCACGATTTTGCCGCGGAAGGCCAGACGCGAGCCGATATGCGCATACGCATACGAAGCATCGTAATTCGCACCCGCATTCGACACACCGCCATGCGCATGCGCATTGCTGTACCCGCGATGGACCACACGGACTGTGGCGGTGCTTATCCAATACTTATCGGAATAGTAGGTAGAAGAAGATCCGTTCAGATTACCCACCGGAACCATGTCCATATACTTGCCGTGTGCCACGCCTTTTATCCATTGGTCACTGGCCGTTTTGCCCTGCACCCAGCGCACCGTGCCGTCCGGCATCCAGATGCGCCATTTGCCCACGTTGCCGCTGTCGTTTGGCAGGTCCACGCCGTCCATCATGTCATACTTGTTGCCGTAGATGTCCTCATAGCCCAGGCAGCAGATATTGTTCACCTGCACTACGGTTGCCTGTCCGTATTCGTCACGGCTCTTATACCAGGCATACTGGTGCACCAGACCGTCAACCAGCGAATTCGTGATTTTGTTGTTGACGGCATACGCTTCATCGTAGCCGATGGTATCTGTCATCCCATGCTCTGCCGTCCCGCCTGTTGTTCGGTTGTTGGTATGCTGCCCGGCACCGCACTGTTCCTGCATGTCCCTACGCCCGTACCGTGCATAGCTCAGATTCGCAATGCGGCTGTGCATCAGCGCATCTATCTGCTGCATGCCCCGCTGCTGGCTGTAATAGTGGAAGTCCGTCCAGGTCATGCTTGCCGTGGTCGAAGATCCGGTTATGCAGGCACGCAGCTTGCTGCCCACTACCGAACTGCCCACAACAGCACACAGATGCTCCTCATTGGCCACCCAATCCGGTTCCATGTCCTCTATTCTGTCGCTGTTGCTCAGTACCACATGGTCAAACTCAGCCGTGTTCAGAATGGAGAAATGCAGAGCGGTCGCACGCTCCGGAACGTCTGCTATCAGATACATGCCGGCCTCAAACTTCAAGCCGATGGTCGGCACCACAATGCTCTTCAGGATGTTTCCTGCATCATCCACAAACACACTGCCGATAAGCCCCGTACCGGGAACGCTCGGAAAGCGGACACGTCTGTAGCCGGATACATCCACCTTACATACCGAATAGGCCTTGTCAGTCGTATAGGATTCCTTCAGCGTGGGCTTCCCGGTCATAATTTTGCGTTCACCCAGCCAGCCGCCCTGCGTTTCCTTAATGGCATCCAGCGTAAGTACTGTCGCCTCCGGAACAGGGGGCATTTCATCCTCCGGATAACTGCTGTAGCAGGCATACTTCTTGTTGTTCAAATAATCGTTGATACCCTTGCTCCAGTAGAACGGTTCATACATCATCCAGTCTCCCTCGCTGCCGTCCAGCTTCGCCACCGTGCAGTCGTTCATATCCTCCGCATCGGCATAGAAGTTCGAGCTTTCGTCATGCAGGGGGAAATAGGTCATCTCCCCGTCCGGGTTGTTCACTTCCACCTGCTGCCCGGCTATCTCCACTTTCCGGCTCGTGGGCATCTTGGTCACCTTGGCCAATACGCGGTGGCGCTTGGACAGGATGGCATTCACATGCCCGCTCATTTTGTACGTATTGCCGAATTTGTACCCCGTCTTGTTGTCCAGGTTCGAAATGTTGGCATCGTCAGCCACACTGTCGTCAAACTCAATCATCGTATAAGGCGGCTGCTTGATGGTCAGTTCCGGATAACGGGCGGCATACTTCTCCAGTTCCTCATCGGCCAGATACTTCGTCAGGGTCAGCTTACCGCGCAGGCCCGAATGCCGGTCATCCACCGCACCCGTCTGCGTGTACGTTCCGTAATCGAAATACTTCTTCAGCAGGGTTCCGTCGTCTTCCCGGTCTATCTCCAGCACAAAGCGCTCCAGCTTGCCGCTGCCGTTCAGTTTGGCCTGATGCAGGCGTTCCAGCATGGCAAACCCGTCAATGCCGGGGCAGTTGGTATAGCGGTAACCCCGCACGTTGTTGATGCCTTCCAGCACCAGGCCGCTGTCCTGCAGCTTGGTCAGATACTCCAGGAACAGTTCCTCAATCGTGTCCGGCAGGCATAACTGCACAACGGGCGCACCGGTGGCCAGTTTCACACGGGTCAGCCCCGTACCCCTCACGTCCAGTTTCTTCAGGCGGCCCTGCCAGCTCAAGTCCAAAGTAGCCACATTGCCGTTGTCCCCGTTTCGGGCCAGCTGGTTGTTCCGCATGTTCACTTCTTCCAGGAGCAGCATCCCGTTCGTCGAAGCCATGAACGAGCCGTTCCGGTACCCGCTGGCTTTCTCCACGCTCATGTCCAGTTTGACCAGTGAGGTCAGCAGACCGAAGTTGAACCCGATGGCGAACGCATCCTCATGCCACACCAGCTCCTTGATTTTGGCTGCACCGATAATCTTCAGCGGGTCATTTTCGCCGAACGAACGGGTCAGCTGCAGGGAATGGAGCACGTCCGCATCCACCACACCGCTGTCAGCCTGTACGCCGTTACTGGTAGATAACTGCACACGGTACGGGATGGTCAGCCGGTACTGCATCGGTTTCAGCTTATAAGCCTTGTCCAGCGATGCCGTACTCTGGTAGAACTGGGCACCCAGCGTAGATACATAGCCGTACTCCACCTGCTTCAGGTCGTACCGGCGCTGGATGAAGTAGTTCCGGTGCGCTTTCAACGAACCCTTCAGACCGTAGATCTGCGGATAGGTCTGTTTCGCGCCGTCCGCACCCACCGGCATTTCGTTCAGGAACGGGTAGATGTATTTGAAGATACCGGACTTGTTGTACAGGCGCGAGCACCACTTCTTCATCTGTTCGGTGTCAAAATGGTCAACGGCCTTCTGGATGCTGAAGGCGCTCATGAAGCTGGTACCGCCGTTCACGCCCTTGGTCATCACTTCCTCCAGCAGATTGCCCATATTGCCCAGTATCAGGTTCCACAGCCAGCTGTTGTGCCCCTGCATCACGTAGGCACCGTCGCGTTTCGTCTGCCGGTTGTCGTCATACTTACCGGTCAGGAACGACTTGTTGTCCGAACCCAGCTGGCAGTCCCCGTCGTAATAGGTTATCCACCACATCACACCGTCCCATGTCCGCACCAGCATGTTTTTTGCCAGCTGGTCCACGCCCAGGTTGAACTGCACATACAGGTAGTAGGCAGCCAGGTTGGGCAGGTTGAAATACTTCCCGGCTTCCTTCCTGAAGGTCGGGCTCACCCATTTCGCGGTCGGGAACCTGTTGCCGTCATCCTCATAGTCCACCCCGTCAAACGTGTGCGACTCCCTGTTATAGGTCAGATTCTTGCCGGCAGGCGTTTCCTTCACGCATCTGTACAGGAAGCCCATCATGCGGTCCAGGGCCTTGTACATCTTGTCATATTTGTCACCGGTGCCCAAGTGTTCCTTGATGTTCGGTTCTTCTTCGGCATCGCCACCGCCGTCGTTCCAGAACACGTCTTTCGGGTGGTTGAACTCGAAACCGCCGTCAAAGTTGAAATCCATGAAGTCCGTATGGTCGGGCTCCGTGGACGGCAGCCACCGGAACAGGCACAGGTCATTCGAGTTGTTCAGCGTCTCGATGCAGATGGGCAGGTATTCCTTCGGCCGGTCGCCGTTCGCCTGCAGGTAGTTCAGGGTGTCGCCGGTTCCCCACTGCTCGCCGCCGATAGTCTTGTCCTGACCGAATATCGGGTAGCTGTCGCTCTTCTCGTTGTTCATGTTGTACTGGCCGTAATAGGTCAGATCCTCATCCACGCTCTTGGCCACAAACAGGTCACAGGGCAAGCCGTCAATGGCCGAGCGTATATCTTCCTTGCACGTATCTGCATGGTCGGCGGCATACTGTTGGGCAGGGGTCAGGATTCCCATTTCCTTCATGCCGTCATGAATGAACTTCGCACCGCCCGTGTTGGTCGTCATGGAGGAGTCGGAAAAGTCACATTTCGCACAGGCAAGTTTCGCGCCCACCGAGTTGCCCCGCAGCCTGAACAGGTTCTTCTTGCCCTCCGTAGCTGTCGGGTTGCTCTGCTGCCCGTTGCCGTCTATCTCGCCGTAGGTCATCCGTGCCGTATATCCGCTGGCTGTCTTCTGGAAGTAGAAGCGCAGGTTCTTGCGGGCATAGTTCACCGAACTGGTACCCTGAATACGCAGATATATGTCACGGGCTATCCAGTCCAGCGCCCGGTTCTCGCCGTTGTAGAATCTCACTTCCCGGCACAGCTTGTTGGCCTTCTTGTTGTTCAGCTGGGCCAGTGCATCCATCACGTTCAGCGTGTCGCTCTCGCTCGGCACCTCACTGCCCACGCTGCCCGTGCCTATCAGTACCAGGATCGAGTTCCGGCGCTTCTTCATCAGTCCCATCAGTTTCTCCATGCTCACCGTGTCCCCCTCGTTCAGCACGCGGTTGTCCTCATCCAGCGAGCGCACGCCCGGTTCCCCGTCGGCATCTTCCAGGTGGTTGCGGTCCACGATGTAGTTGTTCAGCACCTCGTCTGAGGTCAGCGCCTTGTTGTAGATGCGCACACTCTTCACGTTCAGGTCGGCACCCGTTGACTTGAACTCCAGCTGGCTCTGGATGTTGAAGTTCACCTTGTCCAGCCACTTTGAGGCGGCCGATTCCTCACCGTTCACATAGAAACCGATGAGCGTCCGCTGTTCGTTCGTCTGCACATTGGGATAGAACACGTAGGTAATGCGGATGTTCGTGCCCGGCTGGAACTTCGTACCCACCGAGTCCTCATAGCGCAGCACCTGTCCGGCATCCATCGCCTCGGTCACCACGCCGGTCAGGAACTTGGCCTCTTCCGGGGTCACAATCAGCCCGTACCGGTTGCCATTGTCCAGCTGCCCCAGACAGGTGATCAGCTCGGCGTTCGTGTCCGTCACGTTGGCCGTGCTGTATTCAATCTCCAGCGTCATGCCCACGTCACGGATGGCAAACCCCTCCGGCTTGTCCGCCTCGTTAAAGGGGCGGTACCCGCCATCGGCGGTCAGAGTCATGCCTGCACCGCCGGCCAGCAGCAGGCGGTCCTTGTGCCAGCCGCTTCCTGCCCCGTATTCGTTCACGCTCCACAGCACGTCCCGGAACTCCATCCGCTTGTCACCGCTCACCCAGCTTGCCGGGTTGTTTTCCGTGTTGCTGCGCCCGAAGGCATCAAACGTACACACGGCATCCGGTGCCAGCGTAGCTTCAATGTCGGGGTGCGATGTCGTGTTCACCTTCACCTCAAGCACGGCATCACCGCACGACACGCGGTAGTCCAGCGGTTCCACATTTACGTTCGTCCGCCCGTAGCTGCCGGTCTCGCCGCGCTGCAGCAGGTCTTCCTTCACCACACTGCCCTGATTCGTTACTTTCACGCGGGCCGTGTACGCATCGCGGTCATAGCCGGCATACGAAAAGCTCCATGCCGTAAATTGCTCTGCCTCCAGCACCGGGCGTTTCCAGTCGAGCTGGAATCCCGCAGCCCGGTGGCTGAACATCATGCCGGCATAGGCCGTCACACCGCCGCCTGCCTTCAGTAGCGTAATGTAATGCACCCGGCTCACCACACCGGAGTTCTCATGCTGTGCGTAGGCTTCCACCACGTTCGTACCTTCCTGCATCTGCGTCAGGGGGATGGTCACGTTCTTCTGCTGCACCCCGCTGCCGGCAGAAAGACCGAGGGTAAAAGCCTGGCTGCCGTTCACACGGTAGTAGATGTTCTTCTCGCCGCTCGTACCCTTGGCCGTAAAGGGGATGTTCACGTCGTTCCGGTATCCGCCGTCGGCCAGCCCGTTGCCCACCGAGTAGGTCGTCTCCAGCGTCATGGCCACCATGGTCACCTTGGCCGTGGCTGTCTTAATTAGCGTGCCGCCCTGGTAGGTAGCCTGCGCCTCCACCTGCACGGTATAGGCGGTGGCATCCTTCAGGTAGGGCGATGCGTCAAAGGTGTAGCTCTGTCCGGCTGTCACACCCACAAATTCCGCATCCTGGAACTCACTGATCACGGTCGAACCGCGTTTCACAATCACGCGGGCTTTCAGGTCGCTGTAGCCGTCCACCGTACCGCCACCGGCAGTACCCACGCCCACGGAGTATTTCACCACAAAGCCGCTTCCCAGTGCCAGGTACTGCTGGGAGGGAAGTCCCGCGCCGCCGCTGTCTGTCAGGTCGATGTTCACCACCACCTTGTCGTCATCCGTGTACTTGGAAAAGCGCACTTCCTTCGAGCTCTCGCCGCCCTGGTTATCCTTCTGCTTGACGGTCATCACATACTGGGTGCCGTCCTCACTGTCCTGCACATCCACGTCCGTCACCGTACCCACCATTGCATCAAACACCGTTCCGGATGTAGGGGGCTTCGTCTCGCCGCTCACCAGTTCCTCGGTTGGGGTACGGTTTGACAGCTCTTTCTTCAGAAACGCTTCTACATCGTCCCCGGCATAGGCATGATAGGTGCCGTCCGGCTGTTTCTGGTTCCATGGTGTTTCAAGATTCATCGGATGTTCAGTCGCATTGATGATTCCGCTTATTTTCCTTTTTGCCATAATACTGTCCTTTTATAATAATCATTCATTTATCAGTTTTACTGCTACCGTTCCATGCGTCCGACCCGTTCCACGGCTCGTCGCCTTTCCAGTATCCAAGTCCGAAACAGCTGCTGATTGCGGACCATACCAGCCTTGCCCCGGCATAGACAGCCGACAGGGCACGTTTTCCCACATACGCAGCCGTTATTTCCTTACCGCCTATGGTTATCATCGTCACTCCTCCTCATAAATCAGATACAGCGTATTCGCATCCTTGTCCTGCAGTGCCTCATAGGCTTCCTCGCTCATCACCTCATGCCGGTAGGCCAAAAGTTTCAGAGCGCCTCCCGTGCCGGTATATATGGCATCGCCCAGCAGGTAAAGCTTGTCCGGCAGGATGGCTGTCCGGTCCGCATTCATGAACATGCCGGCAGGGGGTACTCCCGCCACGTCCCAGTCCCCGTACAGGGTGGAGTCCATGTGGTAGGCAAATTTCCCGGCACCGGCCACATACACCACGTTGCCGCCCGGCTTGGTACTCTTGTCAGGCAAGACATTGCCTGTTTCCATCCATGAGGAAAAGCGTGCGGTAGCTCCGCCGACGGCTGCTGCCGTAGTCTGTTCCACCTTGGCAGCGGCATTTTCTGCCTTGGCTGCCGCTTCGTTGGCCTTGGTTGCGGCTTCCGTGGCGGCCTGGGTCTTTTCCTCCAGCCCGGCTACGGCTCCTTCCGCTTTCTTGGCGGCAGCCTCGGCTCGGGCGGCGGCATCGCTCGCAGGCTTACCTATCAGTTCCAGGGGGACGTTCACCATTTTCCCGTCCTTCTCACCGGGCAGTGATTTCACACCGCTCAGCGAGGTGACGGTTTCCAGGTCCTCCACGCCGGTAGAGGACTGGAGTACACGGTCCAGCACTTCCTGAACCAGTTCTTCTTGCGTCATTTCTGCCATAAATCTATTCATCTATCAATTTTACGATCTGTGAATAACATCCTGGGGTTAGCCCGATTACAGACTCTTTTATAAGTATAGCATCCTCAGCACTAATGGATAAATCCCCGTTTGCCTGTATGAGACGCATGCACAATTCATACGAATGGATTTTACGGCTGCTATCCTTATTAGAATCACCGGATGATCGAGCACCTTCCCCATTAAAAAGGCATTGGGCTATAATATCTGTCATCAGCTGGACTTTTCCACCGACTATGAGGTCATTCCCTCTATAATCCTTAAACGTCTTGTTAAAATTCACCTTCATAACTATTCATTTTTATGACACGTTAATGATAATTCCATTCTGTACTTCTACTGTTTTACCCTTGAATCGCCCAGACCAACCATTTTGAGGAAGCATTTTATCAGCTTGTACCACACCACCACTCACCAGAATATTCCCGGAATGCACCAACACATCGCCATCGAAATATCCTGCTGAAAATGTTAATGTGTCAGGATAAGTAGGCTTCTCACGACAACTTCCATAAATACCTGCTCCACCAAATGGAGCAATACCCATGATTGCATTACTAAAATTGTTTGCCTTAGCATAGATGCAGGTATCTCCGGTCCAATAGCCGTCATATCCCAATCGAATTTCAGCATCTCCATTACTCCAAAGCATGCAATTCCTTTCAACTGTAAATGTTCCTACCTTTCCTCCGTCCTCAACAAATATTTTTCCATATACAGATGCATTCCGGCATTCCATGCTCCCGTCTTCCAGTATCTTGAAATTGCCGTTGGCTGTCACCAGTCCCTCCAGCTGTATGTGGTCGGCTGTCAGCTTGATTTTGCTCACGGGCTTGCCGTATTCGTCTGTATCTTCCACACTGACCCCGATAAGGGCCACCTTTCCGCTGGCATCCTGGGCATACAGCCCGGCACCTTCCGGCTTGATCACCAGCCCGGTTTCTTTCAATGCAGCCCCGTCCTTGTCAAAAACCGCCGCTGAAATCTTTACCAGCCGGTCGCTCTGTTCGAACAGTGTACGGTACTTATAGGCCAGTGCGTCCGCCTTGTTGGTAGAGAATACCAGCAGCGAAATGTAAATCACGCCCGTAAACGACAGCTTGAAGTCTCCCGTACCGTTCCAAAGGCCGTCCAGCGTGAACATCTTCTCGCCGCCAACGGGCAGGTCTTCTTCATGGCCGAACAGGTTGAAGTTTTCAAACCCGGTCTTGTCAGCACCCACAAATTCGATTTTCAACCGTCCGGCCTTGATGACCCGGTAGCTGAAGGACAGATACACCACGCCGGGCACCCGTTCGCCCTGGCTGTTCGTCTGCCGGTACTCCGGTACCAGCCGGAAGTCCTCCAGTTTCTGCATGATATAGCTGTTCCGGATATAGGCATAAGGCACCTTGCCGTCGGTCCGTATCTCGGCATGCCCGTCCGGCTTCGTACCGTAAGGACCGCCGTTCGCCCAAATCCAGCGTCCGCCCAGGGTGAACAGCGTGGCCTTGCTGCCCGTCTTCCATTTGTCCATGCCGTCGGCAAAACTGCTGTTGTCCAGATAGCTCTGTTCTTCGCGTATTTCCTTGCGCAAGCTTTCCACGGCTGAATGGATTTTCCCCTCGGTTATCTCAAACCGCGTCAGGATGTCCTCGCCCGTCATCAACACGAACGTACCCTTCAGCCACACGTTGTCGGCATACAGGCCGTTTCCCTTCGGTTGGTTGTCTGCCGGGAAAGCGCTGCTCCTGATACCGTCCAGCTTGCCCAGCCGGCAGCGCAGGCAGCCGTTGAAGTTCTTGGCCTTCACCCCGTCCAGGATGTCGATACGGGGCTGCCCGTCCTCCGTGGCCGCAATGGATATAAGGTTCTGCCGGAGCGGGTTTTCCGTGTTGCCCATCAGCACGCACTCATCGCCTGCCTCCGGCTTCACCCCGCTAAACTCGCTCACCGGAACCATCACCCCGCCGGCTATCACCGAAGCCACCTCCACCCAGTATGCTTTTAGTTTCTTACCACCCGTAACCGCACAGCGCATCAGGTCATGGGCCACAAAGCCTGATTCCTGCTCAAACACGATGCGGTAGTTGTCGCCCTGCTTCACCACGTCCTTGATCTTGCCGTTGGCAGCGGACACCACCAGCTGGCCGCACACGCTGCGCACCTGCTCAATCAGCAGTTCCAGCGCCACCAGACTTTGCCGGGCAGTCACTTTGTCCACCGTCAGGTTCGTCAGTCCCGTCAGCTGGTCAATCCACAGCTGCCAGCCCTCACCGGTCAACCCGTCCACAAACTCCGTGCTGCGCAGCAGTTCGCGGATCACGGCAGTCAGATATTCGGCATTGCCCTCACCGTCCACGCTGCCGCAGGGCTTGCCGCCGGCAGCCTCGCCAAAGCTCACACCCTTCAGGAAGCGGATGGGCTCTTTGGCCGTGTCCGGCCGGTTCTTGCTCAGGAACTCTTTCTGGCTGCGCCGCGCGGAAAACAGGTTGTTGTCCGTGGGCAGCGTCTTGTCCCAGCTTCGTATGATGTCCGGAAGGGCAGCGCCTTCCGTCTTTGATTTCGTATAGCTTTTCAGCGCACCGATGCTGTCCGTCACCTTGTCGAACTTGCCCACCTGCAGCGCATCACTTATCTCGATGTCCATCTGCCCGGGTTCGTTCACCTTGCGGCTGATTTTGGTGATACGGCTCTGACGGTAGCCTTTTTCCGGGAAATACTTCCGGCTCTCCAGCTTCACCCTCCGGCCCACAAACAGGTCGATGCCGTGCTCCTCGATGTATACCGGGTCTGTCGGGGCTTTGTAGGCGGCAATGTCCAGCCAGTACTCCTTGTTGTACTCGTCCACCGCAACCGCAAACTCCTCTTCGGCCAGCCGGTAATACTCATCCGGCATCCGGATGTTCCACAGGATATAGGTGTCGCCTGCTCGGGGCACCAGCTTGCCGCCCGGCAGCTGGGTGTCGTCATCATAGGGCCAGATGGTAATCAGTTCAAATTCCCTTGCCGCACTGTCGTAGTTCACCTTAAAGTAGTGGTCATCGCTTTCTCCCAGCCCGGCCAGGTCGCCCGTCTGGAACGACACACGTTTGGTCTCGTCGGCCAGCTCGTACAGGTTGGGGTCAAAGTTCAGTTCCCCGTCCCGGAAGTAATAGACGGTGAATTTGTTCCCTTCCTCGTCCGTCACCTCCTCGCTGCGTACCGAGCTCACCGTACCCACCCGGTGGGGGTAGATACCGCTGAAGGCATCCTGTTCGTAATGGTCATAGATGCCGTATTCCTCCACACCCTGCTCGATGTACTTCCTGCCGCCGGGAAGCATCAGACGCGGGCTGCCGTATTTCTCCGCATCGATGTTGCGGGTCGAGCCTACCGGGAACAGGCGCGTATAGAATTTGGCCGTGTTGCTCGTATCTCTTTCCAGGGAGGTCAGCCCCTTGCCATAGCCAAGGGTGATTTCTTCCCCGTGCTCACAGCGGCACACGTTCACCGTCTGCCCCTCAACCCACCATTCCACCTTGCCGCCGGCCTTTTCCGCAATGGCTTTCAGCGCTTCGTCGCAGTACATCCCCTCGTAGTCTATCGTGATCAGCTCCGTACCTTCCACCGTACCCGTCTTCCAGTCAGTAATGTGGCCCATGCCGTCATTGATGGCTTTCACCACCATCGCCACATGCTCGCGGGGCGTGGCCGTCAGGGTAAACAGGGGGTTCGTGTCCCCGTCCGTCGTCTCCAGCACCAGGAACCGCTTGATCAGGCTCTCCACACCGTACAGCTTCAGGTCATAGTCCCACTCGCCCTCGTTCACCTGCTTCGGCGTGTAGCGCTCCGTCAGCCAGTACCGTTCGCCCAGATAGTCCGTGTAGTCGTTCACGTCCAGGGGCAGGAAGTCATAGTAGCTGAACGACAGGGAAAGCACATTGTCTCCCTGTACCTCCTTGCTTTGCGTCGAGCTGTCGTTCACAGCCACGTCCGCACGCTTGGTCCCGGCTTTGTCATATATCGTTAGAAGCATATTCTAATAGCGTTTGAATGGTTATATAATCGGTTTCGGTTCCCGGAACTTTACCCGGAACTTTCCGGCATGCACGCCTTCCGTCCACAGATAGGTCAGCGGGGTGAACTTCGTACAGTCGGCATACTTCACCCGCAGCTGCAGGTCCAGCTGGGGGAAACGGATTTCCAGCCAGCCGTCCTTCCCTTGCTTCAGGAAATTCACAAAGGCAAAGTACTGCTTCATCCAGCCTGCCTGGGTCTTGTTGTACAGCGCAAAGTGCAGCGTCACGTCACGTGCCTCATTCCGTGGGGTCAGCACGGGGCTGTATTTCTCCCCGTGCTCCTCCCGTATGTCCACAGCCGTATCCTTCTTGGCCTTGCTCGGGGTCAGGATGGCCGTCAGGTTCTCCATGCCCCCGCGCCGGTCTTCCACCAGGAACACGCCGTATTCCGTCCAGATGTCCGTGCCGTTCACCAGCACCAGTCCGCTCAGTATATTGCCCATATCACTTCACTTTTAGTCCGTCACGTATCATTTTCTTTATCACTTCCTTCAGTTCGCCCAGGTGTCCGGCACTCACACCGGTGTTCTCGGCTATCCGGGCCAGATGCCCTTCAGCCGTGTCCATCTTCTCCACCACGCTTTCCAGCCGGTCGTCCATGCTGCTCCAGTGCTGCAGCCCGCCGGTGAACATGCCCTCCAGCTTCGTGCCCTGGTCCTGCGTCATGGCCGTAAAGCCGCCCGCTTTCGCACTTTGGCTCGTACCGCCCTGCTGCGTCTTGTCATAACCGGTGGCTGCCGCCAGGTTGTCACGCAGGGCAAGGGCTTCATCCATATACTGCATGTACTCTTCCATCAGCGCGTTCCGTTCCGCCTCGGTCAGTTCGTTGTCCTCCATGGCCTTGCCGAACTTCTCCCACCAGCCTTTCAGTTTGTCGCTGTACATCTCACCGATCTTGTTGCTCAGCATCGCCCGCATGAAGTACTCGGATATATCCTCCGCCGCATCCTTGGCACCGTACTTCATGTTCATCAGGTTGTCGATGAAGCTGCTGTACATACCGTCGAACGAAATGCCCGTCAGCCCTTCATACAGCTGGTCGGTCAGTTCCTCCAGCTTGCCGGCCTGGTCTATGTAGTCATCCAGCTTCTCGGTCAGTCGCCCGCCATAGCCGCCCTTGCCGGTGTTCTGGATTTGCGTCCACATGTCCACATTCGAACGCAGTGCCTTCATCTCCTCCGGGCTCAGGCTCCACAGGTTCCCGTCCCACTGGCGGCCGATCTGCCCGCTCAGTTTGTCTATCTGTGCCTGGCTGAAGCCGCCCCAGTAGTAGTTCCAGCTGTGGTGGCTTCCGTGGTAGCCGGCTTGCGCCATAGCCATCTGCAGGTAGTTCGAATTTGTTTCCTGCTGCATCTTGTACGCGTCGCGGTAAGCCGCCACACTCTTCGTCCCCTGGCTCTGCTTGATGGTGTCGGTCAGATCCTCTATCGAGGTCTGCAGCAGCTCGTTCCGGTCTGTAAGACGATCTATAGCCGCCTGCACTTCCCTGGCGTTCCCGCCGATGCCGAACAGTTTGTTGAAACCTCCGAAAGACACCGTGTTCAGCAGTCCTCCGATACCATTCACAAGGGAACCGCCTATCTGTTTGAACAGGTCTCCGCTGAGGATATTGTCGAGTATTCCGGTTATCGCATTGAAAATGGTATCTATCAATGATGAGATAATCGGGCCAATACCGTCTTTCAGCAAATCCAGTATGGAGAGAATGGCCGATA